TTGCCTATCTCAGCGTTTTTCCAAAAATCGTATGATAGAGCCGATGTGCCGAATATGCAGACGCACGAACTTCAATTGTGGAATTGTTTTAGTTATTATCCTTCTGTTCATTGCTTTGATTGGTTGGATGGTATAAGAGGAAAATTTCTTGGCTTAGATAAAAAATTTTATCATGGCAAATATTTATTTACAATTGATTGGGCACATCCAGATACTAATATATTAGATGTTGAACATTCTGAAATACCTCAAGAACATAAGTGTGCACATATACTGGAGCTTGATAACGGTAATTTTGCAGCTCAGCCTAATAATCGCATTCTGTGGCATGTTAATTCATACACTACTGATAACAGCTGGCCTGACTATAAAGTCCAAACTACTTACTGGGATGCAGAAGATAATAGCATGGTTACTGAAGACTCCGATAAAATGTTTTATAATATGGAAGAAAAAAAGGAGTAAAATATGAAAGATAGATTTACACACTTATTTAAAAATAGAAATAAAGAGCAATCTTTACTTGCTAAAACAAAAGTTTTATTTAATGCAAGGCATGAAGTAGATATTAATGCTAATGGTACATCAGGATATGTTGTTAAACATGGTTCAAATAAAGGAAAAGTTTTAGCTCACAAGGTTTCTAAATCAAACTCTAACTGGTAAAATATGTTCGATAAATTTATGTACAAACTGCTTGGAGCAGTAGATGATTTTTTTGAAAAAATTGAAAACTTATTTACCAAAAAGAAGAGGAGAAAGAAATGAAAAAATGTAAACAATGTAAAAAAGAATTTGAAGCTAAAGATGAACTAGATCTTTTTTGTAGCCAAGATTGTAAGGAGGAAGCTCTAGCAGAATTAGATTCTGGTTCTGATGAGTGTTTGTCATGTCAGTAAAAATTTCAGATAACACTTCAATCGGTTTACCGTTACGGAACTTAATTGGGTTGATCGGTGCAATCGTGATTGGCGCGTGGTTTGCATTTGGTGTTATTGAAAGACTTAATCAATTAGAAACTAAAAACCAGTTATTTGAAAAAGATTTATTAGAGGCATCTGTTCAAAAGCCTATTGATCAAGAACAATTTATGATCTTGGAATGGCAAGCAAAACAAATTGAAAAAATGCAAGAAATGTTAGAAGAAAATGTACATACAGGTGTAATGTTAGATAATCATGAAAAAGAAATAGAAAAATTAAAAAAAGATATAGAAAAATTAAAAGACGCTACAAGAGATATTAAATTTGCTAATGGAAATGGAAATGGGCATTAACGAAGGTACTTTTCAAGAGTACGATTATAATAATGAATACGAGGAGTGTGAATGGCGAAATTAGTTATTGCATTATGTTTATTTGTAAATGGAGAACTTCTTGAACATAGAATTCAAAACTCAATGAGTGATTGTTTAAAACATAAAAGAGAAGCTCAAAGGCATATAAATCAAGAGGATCAACAGTTGATGTGTGGTGAAGTTGAAGCTAATATAGGTAAAAATATTGATGGTAGCTTATATATAGAAAATATTATACAACCAAAATAAAATGAACCTTTCTCGTAATTTTACTCTTTCAGAATTAACAAAATCAGATACAGCTATTCGTAAGGGTATAAATAATAATCCATCAGCAGACCAAGTAGAAAAATTAAAAATACTTTGTGAAAATATATTACAACCTGTACGAGATCGATTCGGAAGAGTTACTGTGACTAGCGGATTTCGCAGTGGTGAATTATGTTTAGCCATAGGCAGTTCTATTAATAGTCAGCATACAAAAGCAGAAGCTGCAGACTTTGAATGTCCTGGTGTAGATAACGCAGAAGTTGCAGATTGGATAAAAGATAATTTAGAATATGATCAACTTATATTAGAGTTTTATAATCCAGGAGAACCAAATAGTGGTTGGATTCATTGTAGTTATATTCCTGAACAAAGAAGAGCAAGTTGCTTGCATGCATTTAGATCTGAGGGTAAAGTCAAATATAAACCAGTTATAGGAAAATTTAAGGATATATTGTAATGGGAATAACAAGATCACAAATGCCAAAACAAATTGAAGGTAAATTACGTGGCGCGAGAACCGAGAAAAAACAAGAAAAAAAGAAACTTCAAGTTAAGAAACCCTATCGCAAAAATGCTCTTAGCAGGACGTTTACTGTTTAAACCAAAAGTGGTACAATCTAAGAAGTTGTACAACCGAAAGAGGCTTAGACACGATGACAAAACTATGTGCTAGAGGCAAAGCGGCCGCTAAAAGAAAATTCAAAGTTTATCCGTCAGCGTATGCAAACGCATATGCTAGTAAGATTTGTGCGGGTAAAATAAAAGATCCTTCGGGTGTAAAAAGAAAAGACTGGGGTCCTAAAAAAGCTAAATTAGGTGTTATGGTAGATCATGCCAAAGTTCATCGTCCAGTAATGGAAACAGAAACTCCAGCAGAGTACAAAAAAAGATCAGAGTATTTTGGTAGTCATATAAAATCTAGTTTAGCTGATGATTCATATGTTTCTAATAAATCATATGAAGATTATTACGGTGACTTACTTAAATGAGTCTAGATAAATGGTTTAAAGAAAAATGGGTAGACATAGGTGCACCTAAAAAAGGAGGTAAATACCAAGAATGTGGAAGAAAATCTGCGAGTTCTTCAAAAGGAAGAAAGTATCCGAAGTGTGTCCCACTTGCGAAAGCCACACGCATGACAAAGTCAGAAAAGGCGAGTGCTGTCGCACGAAAGCGCCAAGCCCCAAACACTGGCCCTAAGCCAACTAATGTTAAAACAATGGCATCTAGGGGTGCATTTACTAAACTATATTATGGTGGTATGATAGATTTATAATGGAAGAAGCAAAAGAATATAAAGCATATTTAAAAGCACTTAAAAAGGCAACTGAGTCAGTTAATAAAGATAAGAAAAAACCTGTACAGTCAAAAAGAATTTTAAATATGACTACATTTAGCGATGGTGGCATGTGCCGTGGTGCAGGAGCCGCTGTAAGAGGAACTAACTTTAAAGGAGTAATGTAATGAAAAAAGATAAACCACTTTCACCTAAACAGAAAAAAATAGCTGCAATGGCTGAGCCTACAGATAAAATTACAGGCGAAGATTTTAAAAAAATGAAAAAAGCAAAAGCTGGCGGTTTAATGGGTGGCGGACATAAAAACTACAAAATGTCTGGCAGAATATAATTTTAGGATCATGACATGGCTACATCTGGGACTACAAGTTTTAATATTACGATTGATGAAACAATCGAAGAAGCCTATGAAAGATGTGGCGTAAGAACTAATTCTGGTCATGATATTAAATCAGCAAGAAGAAGTTTAAATCTTTTATTTTCAGAATGGGGTAACAGAGGTATTAATCTTTGGAAAGTAAAATCTCAAACTGAAACTTTAGTTAATGGACAAGCAACATATACTACACCAGATGATTGTAGTGATGTATTAGAAATGGTTGTAACCACAACAGGTGGTACACAACAATCATTAACAAAAATTTCTAGATCTGAATATATTGCAATTCCAAATAAATCTGATTCAGGAACACCTTCTCAATATTACATTAACAGATTAATTCAACCTACAATAACTTTATATTTAGCTCCAGATACTTCTGCAGTTACAAATGTTTTTTATTATTACATTGCTAGAATTGAAGATGCAGGAGCATATACAAATACAGGAGACATGCCTTATAGATTTTATCCTTGCATGGTTTCAGGTTTAGCTTTCTATCTATCTCAAAAAGTTGCACCCGATAGAATTCAAGCTTTGAAATTATTATACGAAGATGAATTAAAAAGAGCATTAGAAGAAGATGGACAGAGAACTTCTGTTTACATTACACCTAATGTTTACTTTCCACAGGGGTCATAATGGCATACGCAAAAGGTAAATATTCACAGTCCATCTCAGATAGATCAGGACAAGCTTTTCCATACACAGAAATGGTAAAAGAATGGAATGGTTCATGGGTTCATATATCTGAGTTTGAAGCTAAACACCCACAACTAGATCCAAGACCTAAAAAAGCAGATCCTGTAGCTTTATGGAATGCTAGACCACAAAGGGCTGCACCAGTGACAGTGTATTTAGATCCTCAATATTGGCCAGGACAATTTTTATCAAATGGTATGCAACCAGCTATAGACCCTTTAGAAGAAAATAACAAAAGACAGTTGGGTTCAGTTGTTGGAAATGTTACAATAACAATTACTTAATATGACTTATTCAGAACTATTACAAAAAATTAGAGATTACACTGAAGTTGACTCTTCTGTTCTTACAGATTCTATTTTAGATAGCATGATTCGTGATGCTGAGCTACGTATTTTTAGAGAAGTAGATGCAGATTATGCTAGAGAATATGCTACTGCAAATGTAAATATTAATTCACCTTATTTAAATTTACCTAATGCTAATTCAAGTTCTGGTTTAACATCGACTAGAAGAGCTATTATTGTAAGATCCTTTTTAGTTTTTGACACTAATCAAAGCCCAACAACCAAAGAATATTTAGACAAAAGAGACACTAGTTTTATTTTTGAGTATAATTCTACAGGTGCTACAGGAGTGCCTAAATATTATGCAAATTGGAAAGAGACCACATTAATTATGGCTCCTACTCCAGATGCTCAATATCAAGTTCAATTAAGCTATATTTATACTCCAGATCATTTATCTGCTACAAATACGACAACTTATTTATCAGATAATGTTCCTGACTTATTATTTTACGCTACAATGGTTCAAGCTTACGAGTTTTTAAAAGGTCCAATGGATATGTACAAACTCTATTCAGACAAGTATAATGTAGCTATACAAAGTTTTGCGTTGGAGCAAATGGGCAGAAGACGTAGAGATGAGTATATGGATGGTGTGCCAAGGGTTCAAATTCCTTCGCCATCACCTAACAGTAAATAATTTTTAAGGAGAATTAATTATGGCAATATCACAAGCAGTTTGTAATTCTTTTAAGAAAGAAATTCTTGAAGGAATACATGATTTAGAAAGTGGTGGAGACTCTTTTAAGTGTGCACTATACAAATCAACAGCGGTTTTAAGCGCTGCAACAACTTCATATACTACAGGTAATGAAGTATCGCCTTCTGGAACATATGCAGCTGGAGGCGGAGTATTACAAAACCAACAAGTGTCTCTTTCAAATGGAGTAGCAATTGTTGATTTTAACGATATTTCTTTTACAGGAGTAACTTTAACTGCAAGAGGAGCGTTAATTTATAATACAACTGAAACTGGTAAAGCAGTTTGCGTATTAGATTTTGGTGCAGATAAAACAGCAACATCTGGAACTTTTACAATTCAATTTCCAGCATTTACTTCATCAGCAGCAATATTAAGAATCGCATAATTTAAACGGGAGGCCCAATGGCAGATATTACAGTACAGGTAGTGTCAGCGGGCCTTACCGCATATGGTTCTCAAACTTGGGGATCTAAAACCTATGGTGGTGATCAAACTGCTAGTACAACAGTAGGATCAGCAGACGCATTTAACAATCAGGGTTGGGGAAGATTATCTTGGAATTCATTAGTTTGGAATCAAGATTTTGAAAATATTTCAGTAGCAGTAGTAACACCTGGTAAAGGAACTCCTTGGGGATTAGATGTTTGGAGTGATGCAGAATGGGGTCAAATATCTGGAATGGATACAGACCAAGGTTCTGCAGAATTAACTGTAAGTGTTGATGCTGGCGTAACAGGAGAACAGTTAAATACAACAACAGCTACCGCAGTAGCAGGAGCTAGTGCTGAAGTATTTTTAACTGGTATAACAGATTTACAAACATTTACTGGAGATGAATTTGGAGGAGAACTTGTTACAGTTCCTGTAACTTCACCTTCTCATGACGAATGGGGAACTGAATATTGGGGTTCAGGACAGTGGGGTGTTGGAGACGGTGTAACAGTTATAACTGGTCAACCTGATATTTCAGCTGACGCTAATGTTGAAGTTTCTGGAGAACAAATTGCTTTCCAAGCTGTAGGAACTGTTGAAATTCCAGTTGTTATTGATGAGGGTATTTTAATCAATTCAACTCTAGGAGATGCATTTGGAGGAGAGGTTGTAGAGGTACAAGTAACTACAGCTTCAGCACAGCCTTGGGGCGAAACAGCTTGGGGTGATGGTCAATGGGGTCAATCTGTAGGTACTGATATATCTCAAGGTGGAGAAGAAGTTGCTATTCCATCAATTGAAATTGATGCTGTTGGTATCCCTACAACTTCAAATACTGAAGATGTATTTGTAACGGGTGATGCTAATGTTACTTTAACGGCTTTAGATCAATTATCTATAAATTTAGGCAATGAAAATGCATTTACTAATGTAAGAGTTGAACCAACTGGAGTTCAATTTGGACCAATTATTATTGGTAATTTCTTAGCAGGAATTAGTGCAGAAGTTAATGCAACAGGAGTGACAGTCTCTGCTACCACTGGTATAATAGGTTTAAATGCGTGGGCTGTTGTAGATCCAGGTTCTGAACCAACATGGACCGTTGTTGACATAGCGGCTTAGTAAGAATAAAATTTAACTATATTTAAAAAAGGATAAAAATTATGGCATCAAGTTATTCTACAGATTTAAAACTCGAACTTATGGTAACAGGGGAAAACTCTGGTACTTGGGGCGATAAAACAAATACAAATTTAAACCTAGTACAACAAGCAATTGCAGGATATGAAGAAATAGATGTTGCATCAGCAGATGTAACTCTTGCAATGACAAATGCAGCATTATCAAATGCAAGAAACGCTGTATTAAAATTAACAGGTACTTTAGCAGCAGATAGAGAAGTTTTAGTTCCAGATGGAATTGAAAAAACTTATATCGTAGTAGACGGTACTACTAGAGCAGGATTCACACTAACTATCAAAACTGTTTCTGGAACAGGGGTAGCAATTCCTGCAGGAAAAACTGTAATGGTTTTCTCAGACGGCACAAATGTAGTTGATGTATTTTTCTTAAAAGATGTTGTTGAAGACACTACACCTCAATTAGGTGGTAACTTAGATGCTAATGGAAATAACATTTTAATAGATGATACTAACTTTATAGGTGATGAAAGCGGTAACGAACAAATTAAATTTTCAACTACAGCTTCTGCTGTAAATGAAGTTCAAGTTAAAAATGCTGCTACAGGGAATGCACCAGCAATTTCTGCTACAGGAGATGATACTAATCTTGATTTAAACATAAATCCAAAAGGAATCGGAAGAGTTACATTAGGTGCAGGTAAAATTGAACAAGTTGCGGAAAAAGTAACTCAAACAGCAACAGCAACAAGTACAGCTGTAATTGATGTTATCACTCAAGCTGTTCTTCAATATACAACTGATGCAGCAGCAAACTGGACTGTAAACATTAGAGGTGATGGTTCAAACACTATGGATTCGATTTTAGATACTGGAGAATCTCTAACTGCAGTTCACATGGTGCCTCAAGGTGGAACAGCCTATTACAATACTCAAGTACAAGTAGACGGTACAACGACTAACGTAACAACTGTCTGGCAAGGTGGTTCTGCTCCTACATCAGGTAACACAAACTCTACAGATGTTTACACGTACACTACAATTAAAACTGCAGCTACAACTTTTACAGTTTTAGCTTCACAAACACAATTTGCATAGGAGTAATTAATGCCACTAATAACAACTAGAGGCGGAGGTTCAGCAAGAGGGTTTGGATTTTCTGGTGGACTAAATATTATTTTAGCAACGGGTGGAACTATTTCTACATTTACTAGTGGTGCAGAAGAATATCAACTTCATCAATTTAATACTTCAGGTACATTCGAATTAACTAAAGTTCCAAGTAAACCTGGATTTAATACTTTTGCTAGATTTATCGCTGGAGGCGGTGGATCAGGTGGCGGTGGATCAGTTCATGCACCTGATGGTGCAGGTGGAGCTGCTGCTATTGTAAGATTAAATCAATCTTCAGTATCTATTCCAGTTGGAAACTATTCTTTTACAGTTGGAGCTGGTGGACCTCAAACAGGTAATGGCTCTCAACAAGGTTCCGCTGGAGCAGCAGGAGGATCAACTTCTGCTTTTGGTAGTACTGCAAATGGTGGAAACGGTGGAAGTGCCCGAGGTGGCCCTGGTGGAAATAATGCAGATTACAGCGGATCAGGTAGATCGGGAGCATCTCGATCAGCAGGATCTGGAGCAGGTGCAGGAGGAAACGCACCTGATGGACCTACAGGCGGCCCTGGTGTAACTCAATATGCAGATAACACTGGCGGAGCATTAGTTGGTGGTGGCGGAGGCTATCGTACTGGAGGAACAGGCGGTGGCGGAGGCTGGCAAGCAGGAGGCGGAAGTCGACCAGGCGCTGGAGGCGGAGGCGGCTACTCTTGGGGTGGCGGCGGAACAGGTGCTAACGGTGCTGTTTGGATAAGTTATAGGATTAAATAATATGGCAAGTTTTTGTAAATTAGACGCTAACAATGTTGTAACAGACTTATACAAAGTCGCTGACAATGATATTTTAGTAGATGGTGTTGAAAACGAAGCTAAAGGTATAGAGTTTTTAAGAAATTTAACAGGTGATGCCAATGGAAATTTTAAAAAATATTCTATGTGGACAGTTGGAAATAGCAGATATGCTAATGCTCCTGCAGGAACACCTTATAGAGGAAATGCTGCAAAAATAGGTTCAACTTATAATCCGTCAACCAATGTTTTTATTGATCCAAAACCACATGCAAGTTGGGTTTTAAATTCTAATAATGTTTGGGAACCACCTGTAGCAATGCCTACAGAAGAACAAAGATATTATGGATCTGATCCATTTACATCTATTTTAGATCCAAACACTCAAAGACCTGTAAATCCAACAGGGGAAAATGGATATATTCAAGGAATCAATTATGTGACTGTAACCAACACAGATGGTAATACAATAGAATTACCAGAAGGAAGAATTCCTGTACAGTGGGATGAGGATAATCAATTTTGGTGGGGTTGGCATAATGATGGATCTAAAAGAACTTGGAACGGAACTAGCTGGAATCTAGCGTTGTAATTCACTAATAAAATAGTATATACCTACATTAATGGAAGAAAGACAGGTATATACTTTATTACGTACTCCTATTATTAAATTTAATTTAAAAAAATCTCATTTAAAATTAAATAAAGAATTAATTAAATTAGCTTATACTTTAAAAAATAAAAATAAAGGTGTAATTAAAAGTAATAAACATGGGTATCAATCCCAATTAATTCCGAATGAAAATCCGATTATTAAAAAATTTATTAAAAAATTTCAAATTCCATTTTCTATTTTTGCAGATGAAATTAAATTAAATAAACCTTGGACTTGTTACCCTGACTTACCTTGGATCAATATAAGCTCTAAAGGAGCCTATAATATATATCATGCTCATGGTGAAGCTCACTTTGCAGCAGTTTATTACATACAAGTTCCAAAAAATTCTGGACAAATTAAATTTTTAAAAGATAGACATGTTTTTGATTATTTTCCAAATCAATATGATTTATTGATATTTCCAGGTTGGTTACAACATTCTGTTTGTAAAAATAAAAGTAATGAAGATAGAATAAGTATAGCTTGGAATATTAATATCAAACAATGAAAATATTAGGTTTACAATTTTCACACGATGCTAGTGCATGTATTATAGATAATAATATTATTTCTTTTTATCAAGAAGAGTCAATGCTTTCTGGTATTAAGAAAGATTATAATATTAATTATTTATGGAATGAATTAAAAAATCAAACATTTGATACAATAATATTTGGACACCCAAAACTTACACATGATTCAGCTCTTTTTTATAAGCAGTTAATTGAATTTAATTGTGAAAAATATTCTATAAATTATAAACAAATAACTTATAGCTTAGATCACCACTTGCAGCATGCTTCTTGCGCCTTGTTTAATAGTCAATTTAAAAATGCATATTGTTTGGTTATGGATGGCAGTGGAACACCTTACTATTATAACAACATGAACATAGGTAACGAAATAGAATCTATATTTTATTACAACGGTAAATTTAATTTAAAATGGAAAGTTTGTAATGGTATAGACATGAGTTATACCGATACAATACACAGTATCCAAAGCATCAGTCCTGCTCTTTTATTTAAATATGCCGCTTCTTATTTAGGATCTAGGGAACCAGGGTCAGTCATGGGTTTATCTTCTTATAGTCAAAAAGGTTTAGATATACCCGTGTATTATAAAAATAATGAATTATATAAAGTTAATCAAAATTTATTGTGGCACATGATGGTTAAAGTTAATCATGACAAATATAAAATTACTTATAGTATTCAAAAAGAATCTAATGAAATTGTTTTAGATAGAGTTAATAAAATTTTAAAAATGGATTCAAAAGCAAATATTTGTTTGTCTGGAGGTTATTTTCAAAATTGTCAAAGTAATGGTTATATTTTAAATCATTATAAAAATATATTTGTAGATCCTTTGGCTCATGATGGTGGTACTTCTATGGGTTTAGCTTTACTTGTAGCAAAAGAAAATAATATAAAAGTAAAACCTTATAATAGTTTATATATAGGTTTAAAACCTGTGTACCCTAAATTAAAAGCAAACACTAATCTTAATGAAGTTGTTGAACTATTAAGAAACAATAATATTGTTGCTATATATCAAGGTAGACAAGAAGCAGGTCCAAGAGCGTTAGGTAATAGATCTTTATTATTTAATCCAATGAATCCCCATGCAAAAGATATTGTAAATAAACTTAAACAAAGAGAATGGTATAGACCTTATGCAGGAACAGTTATGCATGAGCATTTTAAAAACTGGTTTGATTTACCTAAATTAGAAACACCATTTATGAGCTATGCTGCTAAAGTTAAAAAGCCAGATTTAATACCTGGGATTACACATATAGATAATACATGTAGGGTGCAAACTTTAAAACAAAAACAAAATCCTAATTTTTATAAATTGTTAAAAGCGTGGTATAATAAAACAAAGTGTCCTGTGTTATTAAATACTTCTCTAAATATTGCAGGTAAACCCTTGATAAATACTTATAACCAAGCTATAGAGTTAGTAAATAATTCAGACTTAAAGTATATATATATGCCTGAAATAAATTATTTATATAAAAAGGATTAAAAAATGAATAAAAAATATTTTTTCTTATGTGGATACATGCGTTGTGGTAATACCGTGTTAACTTCTATTTTAAATCAAAATCCAGAATTAAATGTTACTCCAAATAGTGTTGTGCCTGAAATAGTTTACAATATGTATTTATTAAAAGAACAAACAATTTATAAAGAAAACGGTGATGAAAAACCTTTCGACAATGTTATGAATAATGTTTTACATATGTATCATAAAGATAATAAAGCAAAAAATATTATAGAAAGAGCACCTTGGAGTACACCTGCAAATTATGAATTATTAAAATACATGGGTTTTTTACCAAGTAAATTTATATATTTAGTTAGACCTTTAAGAGAAATATTAGAATCTTTTTGTAGAGTTATTAGACCTAAACCACATCAAGTTGAAAACTTTTGTGATTACTTAATGCATGAAACAGGGCCAATAGGTAAATCTTTATTAGGGTTACAAAACTTAAAAAATAAAAAAGAAAAAAATTTAATGATTATTAATTATCACGATTTTTGTGATTCCCCAGAAAAGATTGTTAAGGATTTATATAAGTTTCTAGGTTTAACTTATTATAAAAAACATAAGTTTAAAAATTTAAATCAAGTTGATAAACGTAACCATCCTCAAACTACTATTAGAACAGATGAGATAAAATTACTTAAACATAAGTTTATAAGAAAAGTTCCAGAGGAAGTTATTAAAAAATATGAAAACACCTTTATTTCTTCATAGTGAGTTTATAAGTGATAGCGCTGTTGAAGAAGTTAATAAATATTATAATAAAAATAAAAAACTAGCAAAACCAGGTAAATCTGGTGGACACACTGTACAACCTCAAATCAAAGAGTCTACAGATATTACATTACAACCTTCACAATTTTATGAAAAATTACCTAAATATAGTTCTGAATTTGTTAAGGTAGTTAATAATTACAAATTTAAATATCCAGAATTACAGTTTGCAGATACCAGATGGGGTTTAACTGAGTCTCCTTTAATACAAGAGTATAAACCAGGACAGGGTTTTTATAGACCTCATTACGAAAGAGAACAATGGTCTTTTACTAGATTACTAGTCTTTATGACTTATCTAAATGATTCTAAAGGTACGTATTTTAAATATCAAGATTTTGAAACAGAAGGTAAAAAAGGTTTAACATTAATATGGCCAGCTGATTGGACCTTTACCCATAACGGTATTATTGATTTTAATAATACAAAAAGAATTATAACAGGTTGGTTGAACTGGATTATAGATGATACACGATAATTTGTGTTGGATATTTGAATCTGCTTTTACTGAAAAAGAATGTAAGCACATTATAAAAATGATTAATGATAGTAAAAAAATTAAAGCTAAAACTTATGGAAGAACTTCTTCTAAACAAAGGAAAGGAAAAGTTGTTTGGAAAAAACCTGAATATTTTCATAATATAATAGAACCTCTTTTTAATCAGGCTAATAATAGTGCAGGGTGGGGTTATCAATATGACTTGTTAGAAGACATTCAATTAGCTCAATATGATAAAAGTGATCATTTTAATTGGCACGAAGATACTTTATCAAAACCTTTTAAAGGAAATAAAATTAGAAAACTATCTATGTCTATTAATCTTTCAGATCCTTCTTCTTATGAAGGTGGAAATTTTATGTTTAGAAGATTAATAAAAGGTGAAGTAAATGATTTTCAACCCATAAAATTTAGAAAACAAGGTAGTGTTGTTGTTTTTCCAAGTCCTACAATGCATAAAGTTACTCCTGTAATTAAAGGCACTAGATACGCACTAGTCGCATGGGCATTAGGAGATCCTTTTAAATGATATTAGAAAGTAAAAATTTTTTATTTGATCAAGAAATAGTAGAAATAAATAACTATATACTTGGTAATAACTTCCCGTGGTATTTTCAAGAAAGTGCTACCAGTAATAAATTTCATTTTTTTTCTCACGGATTAATTCAAAGATATAATCATACTAAAGAAGAACCACAATCAAACTCTGACGTAACACCACATATTATGAAAATGTTTGAAAGATTTGCAGATGAACATAAATTAAAAGTAAATAAAATTACAAGAGGTTGTTTAAATCTTACACATCATCATGGCAAATTTATACACGGAGACCCGCATGTAGATCATGAATTTGATCATAAAGTATTTATGATATATTTAAATAACACTAGTGGAGATACAATTATTTTTGATAAAAAATATAATGGTAAAAAAACTGTATTAGATGTTAGTAAAAAATTAAAAATAAAAGAAAGGATAAAACCTGAACTCGGTAAAGCAATATGTTTTGATGGTAGTTATTACCATACAGCAGCTTTTTGTAAACCAATGCAAAGAAGAGTGGTAGCGGTTTTAACATTTGTATGAAAGTTAAATCATTAAAAGATTTTTATATTGTTACACCTATTAAAGATTATAAAGTTTTTAATAAAGATTTAATAAATTTAATATCTAAAATGCCTGAAAATAAATTTGAAAACATTACTAAAACTGATTGGAATCTTTCTAAAGAAACACCTAGAGAATATTTAACTTTATTTTATAAAAAAATAAGTCCTTACATGAATAAAATGTGTAAAATGTTGCAAGCAAAAAATTGGACAATATGGAATGGCTGGTTTCAACAATATTATGAAAATGACTTTCATACTTGGCATAGGCATCACAAAACTAATTGGACAAACATTTATTATATCGAGGCTCCACATACTGCAATGTTGACACGTATTAAAGATCCTTTTACAAATGAAGAACAGATAATTGATGCAGGAGAAGGAGTTTTAATTACATTGCCAGCACATGTTTTACACACTTCTGCACAATTTAAAAGTAAAAAAAGAAAAACTATAATATCGTTTAACAGTTGTTTTCATGATTAAACATACAAAAAAATATAATTTAAATGTTCCTAGTTGGGAAACATTATTAGAGAATTTAAACTGGTCTATTACTAATAATAAAATTGTAAAACACAAATGCCCTGGTTTTTTAATTTCACACCAGGCTTACAAAATTAAAGAAGTAAAACCTATTTTAAAAGATTTAAAACTTGATGATGCACATTTGTATATAAATTTATGTAAAGGAGACACGATGGGTAGACATTGGGACGGTACAGATGTTTATTTTTGGCAAGTCAAAGGAACTTCTATATGGCATTTTGATACTAAAAAAGTAACTTTAAAAACTGGTGATTTGCTTTACATACCTAAAAAAACTTGGCATGGCGTAGAGGCCACTGAACCAAGAGCAGGTATTTCTATGAGCATTGACTATACAGAATGATAAATTTTTATTTTTTATCTTCACTTCCTAGATCAGGTAATACGCTTTTAGGCTCTTTAATAAATCAAAACAATTACATTAAGATGTCTGCTAATTCTTTACTAACAGATGTTTTATATAATTTAGAATTATTAAAAGAATCTGAAATTTATAAAAATTTTCCTGATGAAAAATCATTAAATAATATTGGTAAAAATTTATTTGATAATTATTACAAAGATTGGAATAGCACACATATAATAGATAGAGGACCTTGGGGTACACCCGATAATTTAATGTGCCTTAAAAAAGTATATAAAAATCCAAAGTTTATAATTTTACATAGACCTTTACTAGAATGTTTAGCTTCAATGATTTTAGCAGAAAAACCTAAAGATGTAGAAAAAAGATGTCATTCATTAATGTATCATCACGGTAATGCAGGGTATGGTTCAGGTATAATAATGCATTATTTAATAAGCACAAAAAATATAATTAAAAACAAATTAAATTATAAAATAATTAAATATGATGATCTAGTAAATAACCCAACAGCTTTTCTAAAAGATTTAGGAGAATATTTACATGTAGATATTAAACTTAAAAAAATAAAACAATTTGAGATTAACGGTGTAAAATATAATGATAATGTGTTAGGTTATAATTTACATAAGATTAGGACAGATTCTATCTCAAAAAGAAAGTATTCTTATAAAGATGTTTTGCCTCAATCAATAATTAATAATTATAAAAATTTAGATATATGAAAATAGTAATTTTAGGAGGAGGAGCTGCGGGTTGGTTTACAGCTTTGTATTGTAATAAATATTTTCACGGACATGAAGTCACTTTAATTGAATCTGATAAAATAGGTATATTAGGAGCGGGTGAAGGAACTACTCCTCAAATCATATCTAGTTTACAATTTTTAGATATTGATCCTCTAGATGTTATTAAAAAAACAGGTGGAACATTTAAAAATGGAATTAATTTTAAAAATTGGAATGGGGATAATAAACAATACTTTCACCCTTTTACAGGGGATGAGTATAGTTATTTAATTCATGAAGCTTTAAATAAAAATAAAAATATAGATGATTTTGTATATGCTAATAAAATAAGTTATGCTAACAGAATAGATCCGAACAATTGTACATATGCTTTACACTTTGATGCTTTTAAAATAGCAAAATATTTAAGAACTTTAGCTATAGGAAGAGGTGTTAAATGGATACAAGGTGAGTTTAAAAAAGCAAACGGAAAAAATAAAATTAAATCAATTGTATTAGAAGATAAAAGAAAGTTTGATTGTGATTTCATATTTGATTGCACTGGTTTTGCTAGATTGTTAATAGGTAAACATTTTGAAACTCCTTGGGTGAGTTATCAAAAACATTTACCTATGAAACGCGCTGTGCCTTTTATGTTAAAACATGACAAAGATTTAATTCCATACACTGAAGCTGTTGCCATGAAGTACGGATGGGTATGGAAAATACCTTTACAAGAAAGATGGGGGTCAGGTTATATTTATGATTCAGATTATATAAACGCGGATCAAGCCATAGAAGAGGCTAGTAACTATTTTAAACAAGACTTAAAACCTTTAAGAGTTTTTAAATTTGATGCAGGACGATATAAAAAAGTATGGGTTAGTAATTGCATGGCAGTTGGGTTAAGCACTGGATTTACAGAACCTTTAGAAGCCACTAGTATATGGTTGGCTTTATCTCAATTAGAATTGTTAAAACATTATTTATCTAATGTTAAAAATTTAAACCAAGATTCTATTAATTCTTATAATGAAGTTGTTAAGGAAAATAATGATAATATATTAAGCTTTTTGTATTTACATTATTTAACAAAAAGAAAAGATAGTCCATTTTGGAAAAATTTTAGAAAAAATACTATTGTTCCAGACAAATTAAAACCTATTTTAAATAAAATAGAAAAAGGTAATCTAAACATAATAGATCTTATGACACAAAAAGGTAATTTATATTTTACCTATATCGGACACATTCTTGTTAGTAATGGTTTAGGTTTAATCAAAAAAAATAAAGATATGACTTTTTATAAACCTTTCCCTTCTATGAAAGATTATGAAGACACCAATAAAATTAACATTAAACAATCTATAAAACATGGAGAGTTTTATGAAGATTAGTGATGATCTTTTAGATAAAAGATTTGTGGATGAATTATATTATGATTTGTTAAATAGTCCATGGTATGCAAACAACATAGCTAATAGAACTTCTTTTCCTTATGGGGAAAAAGGTACTCATTTATTAATGAGTAATGACATTTATCTTAGACAAAATAATTATACAGCTCATACCTCTAATTTAACTCCAAAGTTTATAAGTTTATTTGAACATTTATGTAAGTGTTTTGATGTTAATTTATATTTAAAACAAATTTGTGCTAATTTACAATTCTACGGACAAGATGGTACTTTTCATTGTGATGGTAATTCAAAGCATTTAGTATTTATACTTATGTTATGTAATGAAAATTTACCTAACAATCCAAGTGGTGAATTTATTAATAAAGATCAAAATAAAAAAGTTTCCTTTAAACATGGGAGAGTTTTTATGTTTAATGCTGCTGAACTACATAGAGCAAATGCATTTAATAAAAAATATATTCCAAGAATAACTGTTAAGTTTTGTGGAGAAATAATTAATGAATAAACCTTTAAAAAAAATATTAGTGTTTGGTTTGCCTGGTTCTGGTAAAACAACTTTTGCAAAACAACTTACACAAGATACAGATTTACCTCACTTTAATGCAGATGAAATAAGAGGTTTGTTTAAAGATTGGGATTTTACAGAAAGAGGAAGATTAAGACAAGCAGTACGAATGGAAGATTTGTGTCAGATTGCAGGTAAAACATGTGTTGTAGATTTTGTATGTCCATTTAATTTATACCGTAAGAATTATGATTTAACAGTTTGGATAAATACGATTGAAGCAGGACGATTTGAAGATACTAATAAAATTTTTGAAATACCAAAAGAAGTTGACTATGAAATTACAGACTATAACTACGATCATATTATAAGAGAGATACATGATAGATTGGGATAAACCTACAGCTTTAATGTTAGGTAGATGGCAACCATGGCACAAAGGTCATCAAGAATTATTTAAAAAATCGTTAGAGAAAACAGGACAAGTAATTATCATGGTCAGGTCAATGCCTATATCTAAAAATAATCCTTATGATTTTGAACAAGTTAAAGAAAAAATTAAATACGCGTTACAAGAATATAAAGGTAAATTTGAAGTAATACAGGCTCCTAATATTACAAATGTTTGTTATGGTAGGGGAGTTGGTTATAAAATTGAAGAAATAGAATTACCTAAAGAAATACAAGCTATTTCTGCTACTAAAATAAGATCTCAATCTTTATAGGTTTACTGTATTAGTGTATAATCCAAGTATGCCATTAAGAAAAATACAATTTTTACCTGGGTTTAATAAACAACAAACAGCATCTGGCGCTGAAAATCAGTGGGTAGATGGAGATTTTGTTCGTTTTAGATATGGATCACCAGAAAAAATAGGGGGTTGGGAACAGGTTCTTTCAGACGAATTAATAGGTGCTGCGAGAGCAATACACACTTGGGCAGATTTAGATGGTCGTAGATACGCGGCTATTGGAACAAATAAAATTTTATATATTTATGATGGTAATGCTTATTATGACATTACACCTTTTGATAGTTCAATTGCTAAAACTGGAGCTGACATAACCACGACCAACGGATCACGGATCGTTACAGTAACTACTCCATCGGCACACAATTTAAATGTTGGAGATATCACTACATTCGAAAACGCAGGTTCTTTTACTGCAGGTCAAACTGATTATGTAGCTGCAGATTTTGATGATATATTGTTTGAAGTACAAGATACTTTAAGTTCGACTACATTTACTATTCAAATGCCGACTGCTGAAACAGGCACAGGTGCAACGAACGATGGAACTTTAGATACTAAACCGTATTATCAAATAGGACCTTTACTACAATCTTTTGGTTATGGTTGGGGAACTGGATCGTGGAGTGCGGGAACATGGGGCACTGCAAGAACGACTTCACAAACAATATTAGATCCTGCTTCGTGGTCTTTAGACAATTATGGTGAATTATTAATTGCTACTATTCATAATGGCGCTGCTTTTTCTTGGGATCCAAATTCAGGTGCTGGTGTAAATACAAGAGCAGCTATCATTGCAAATGCACCGACTAAATCTGTATTGTCTGTAGTTTCAGATAGAGACAGACATTTAATTTTTTTCGGGACAGAAACAACTATTGGAAGTCCAATTACTCAAGATAAAATGTTTATTAGATTTTCTGATCAGGAAAATTTAAATGATTACACACCTACCTCAACAAACACTGCAGGAACTTTTAGAATTGATTCAGGAACTAAAATTGTAACAGCAGTAAAAGCAAAAGATTATATTTTAATTTTAACAGATACCTCTGCTTATTTAATGCAGTTTATCGGGCCTCCATTTACATTTAGTATTAGACAAGTTGGTTCAAACTGTGGATGTATCGGACAGCATTCAGCTGTTTTTTCTCAAGGTAAAGTTTTTTGGATGGGTGATTCAGGAGGATTTTTTGTATTTGATGGAACAGTTAAATCATTACCTTCTTTAGTTGAAGATTTTGTATTTACTACAAACAACACTAACCCTGGAATTAATTATACTGCTGGAGAACTAGTGTACGGTTCACACAACAGCTTGTATTCAGAAATAAACTGGTTTTATGCAAGCGCCAATTCTTCTTATGTTGATAGATGTGTTACTTACAATTATGACGAAAATGTTTGGGTGACGAGTTCTTTGGCTAGAACAGCTTATACAGATGCTCATGTTTTTGAAGAACCAATTGCGACACAATTTATAACATCTATGTCACCTACAACTCCAGTTGTTCAAGGAGTTACAAACGGAGCTTCATATGTGTTTAGACATGAAATAGGTACAAATGAAGTATTAGATAATGGTAATACCATCAACGCTATACCTGCTTATATTCAATCAGGAGATTTTGATCTAGATGTAGATGGAGATGGTGAATACTTTATAAAAATAAGAAGATTTATTCCTGATTTTAAATTTGTTAATGGTAATTCAAAAGTGAGTTTTGTAATTAAAGATTATCCTGCGGATGTAAGTGTTGCTCAAGGTCAAAGGACTATCGGACCATTTACAGTTACAAACACAACAGATAAAGTAGATACTAGAGCAAGAGGAAGATTAGCTGCAGTTAAAATTGCCAATGATGCAGTAAATGAAAGTTGGCGATTTGGTATGTTTAGATTTGATATTCAACCTGATGGAAGAAGATAATGGCTAAAGTACAAGTATTTTTACCTGAACCTCCACAAGAATTTTCAACAGATAGTTTTAGACAGATAAACTTAGCTTTAGAAAGTTTACAAAATCAATTAAATACAAACTATCAAAAAGAAGAGGACGAGAAAACTCAAAGGTTTACTTGGTTTATGCAAAGATGAGTTGTAATAATGTCAATCCAATAACAGGTGGAAGTACAG